GATTGTGTAGATTACTTACTGGACATTTCCGTGTTCGTGGGAAAAAGTGAAAATGATTGTAAAAAGTGGGTTGACAACAACCGTGAGAAGCTGGTAAAACTAGGGACACCTTACGAGGTTGCTTAAATTATGAAGCGTGACAGTAATGTCTGTACTTTAAATTTAAGTTCGTAGGGTTGAACAGGGGGAGTGGTTACCCTTTGTTTCCTTGGTTGGTTGGGAAGCGAGGTCAGATTTATTTCTGGCCTCGTTTTTTTTTTGTTGACACCCCTTTTTATTTCCGATATTGGTTATGTATCAACAGCCGATGGAGAAATGAAATGGCTAAAAAACAGAAGACTGAGTGGGAAATAATGAGAGAGAATCGTCTCGAAATTTGGAAGAAGCTTTCCCCAAAACAGAAGGGGGCTTTAAAAGAGGTGGCAGAAGCGTGGTGCAACCTAGAATCTAGCTATCGCGAACTTTGTCATCCCACGTTCGATGATATCGTTAAGATGGATGATGCTTATCATCGTCTTGCCCAATCCCTGATTGAAGAGTAGGAGATGAGTGATGAGTAATCGTGGCGACTACAAAGTCAGAGTTCGCATGACAACCGAACGTGAGGTAATTGTCAACGCGGATGGTTTCGATGAGGCAGAAGCAAAAGCCTTGAGAGAGGCAGTAGCCCTAGTCGATGGGTATGATGCCGAAGTTCTTTGGGCGTTGGAGCATGGAAGCCTTAGTGATTGGCCTATAGATAGAGCAGATGACTAATATACCTAAACCAAAAGAAGCCACATGGAACACGGCAAAGTTGTACCGTGTGGATTTCTATGATATGAGATTACCAGTATCCGGCACACGGCTCGTCTGGGCTGTTGTCGGAAGGAAGTGGGTTCGCGTTTGCACCCCGATACAAAACAAGAAGTTTCGTATGCGGCTTAGTGAATGGGACAAAATGCCAACTGAGTTAATAGAAGAAGGAACCGAAGATGCAGCTAAGTAATGAAGAAATTGCAATCGTCTGGTCTGTGGATGATGTCAAGGTGGAATGTGATTGGCTAACAGACGACCAAGCCCTAGAGGTTTTGTTTGCTCTGAAGTCGCAGCACGACGCAACCATTGGCATCAACTGGGATGTCATCCGTGATACCGCTGATTATATGTTTCCAGAATTTGGAGATGACGATGATGACCTTGACAACTAGACAGACCTGTCTTGTGTGCAACGGCAGCGGGGTTGCCGAATATGACAAACCGGTCATAGACTTTGCGAACGGTGGCTGGATAGATAGCACCTACGGTAAGTGTGATGAGTGTGACGGTGAAGGGGAATTGCACACCCTCACCGCACAATCCTGCTTGGATGCTTTGCGGGCTATCTCTGAAGCAGAAAAAATCCTGCAAGATGCAGACATAGTTGACAGCAAGTTAGATGACATATACGGTGCTATTCAAGAAGCGCACAAGGGACTGTGCGAATACATCAAGTATTATAACTACGATTGAGGAAAGACGATGGCTAAACAAACCAAACTTTGGATAGAATTAACGCCCACAGAAGCTAACGCCATAATGGTAATGCTGGATGGCGAAATGGAAACCCGTTTTAGATATGAGGGACTTGACCTCAAGGAATGGGAAACCCTCGACCTAGAAGCCTACAAAATACTGGCTTACCATAGGTTCAAAACGTGGTACATGGAGAATTGCAATGGGTAAGGTCAAAGCTTGGGCAATGCAACTAGAAGAAGACTTTTGGTATCTTGCCAACAGTAAGATAGGCAACTGCGAATTCTTTGGTGAGTTCATGCAAGAGATGGAACCGCACCGCGATTTCTTGGGCTTGCATAACGACAGAGAATATGCTGATATGTTGCGTGAAGCTTGGGACAACTACTGGAGTAAGTATATATGACAAGCACAATAACGCCACGCTATCCCAACGCGACAAATGACCCACGCCTGACAAACGTTGCTGACAAATGGCGAACCTTGAACAGACAAATCAGTGACAAAGACTGGAACGGTGAACCGGTGACAAATGCCGAACGTGACAAACTAGCCACGCTAAAAAGGGAACTGAACGATGGCAAATTCTACACGCCAAACTTTTGACAAATCGCCCACGCTAAAACGTGACAAATCAACCACGCTAAACCCCGCATATCGTTGTGATGATTGCGGGGAACCAGCCATGACTAACGAGAATGGTTTGCTTTCCTGTCCCGAATGTTATTTAAAAAGACAAGGGCAGCGAATTTTACCGCTTGACCATACCGGATTTTATCCGTAACGTTTCCAAACTAACTAACCAACAAAGGAACCGAACCGATGAAAAAAGCAGATGTAAACAAGCCAGCTAATACAATGTATCCCAAATCCGTTAAACTGCTGGCGGATTATTCGCACAATGTTTTAAAGCAATCCAAGAATGCGAAGCTTTCAAAAGATAAATTACCTGTAATTAAAAAAGGCAAGTTCGCGGGCTATGTCATTTATACCCTGACACTAGAAGAACGCGCCACCTGTCCCCGCTCTTGTTACCATTGGGATAATTGTTACGGGAACAATATGATGTTCGCGCACCGGTTGCAGCATGGCAGCGAATTAGAGCAGCGCATAAAAAATGAGATAGAAGAATTATGCGCCACCTATAAAGGGGTGATTGTCCGGCTGCATGTTCTAGGGGATTTTTATTCTGTCGATTATGTCGAACTGTGGCAGCATCTCTTGACTAAATTTGATAATCTGGCGGTTTGGGGCTTCACCGGCTATGCGCCAAATAGTGATATCGGGCTTGCCCTCCGTGCGGTTCGCGGCGTGTTCGGTGAACGTTTTTCCGTACGCTATAGCAACGCACCGGATTGGCAATTCAGCGCGAACAGTGCCGACCTGTACAAGCCGACCAAAGGAAAATCTATTGTTTGTCCTGAACAAACCGGCGCGGCGGAATCGTGCGCGACCTGTACCTTGTGTTGGTCAGCACCGGATAAACAAATCTTGTTTGTTACGCATTGACAAAAATGCCCCCTTGTCAAATAATTTTCTGGGGCTTGTGTGCGTTTGCGGTATCCTTGGTGGTTCGGGGGGACTGGGCGCGGCATGGGCGGCGGTGGCAGCGAGTCGCGGGGCTGTCACCATTTTTTTATCTGATTTTTTTTGTTGACCGGTTTGGCGGGGGCTGGCATAAACAAATCAAGGCTGGTAGCAATTACCATGCCAACAACCAGTAGAAGGAACATTAACCATGTTTGATTTGATACCAACCAAAGCAATCGAAAACGCCAGACCAAAAGGCGAGGATATTTTTAGCGTTCATCACGATATAAATGATTGCAGTCTTTACCATGAATTCGCCAGCTTCGAGCCGGTGCCGGTGGAAGCGGTCACCACTGACCAAGATGGCATTGTTGATATGCAGCGCATGAAATACCACGCTTTGCAAAATACCCGCACAAATCGGGTTGTTGATGTTGTACCGTTTAATCTTGAAACCTATAGTTTAAAACCTCACCACGAACTAATGCAGGAACAATCCGACATTTTGAGCGGTTCCGGTTTGCGGGATAAACTAGGCAATGTGGAAGTTTGCGACCGGATATATCAAGAGGGTTTGCGTGTTCACCGGACAATCTATTTTCACGATTTAATCGACCGCAGCCGGACGAGAACAGGTCAAGAGGATGTGAGCCGGTGTCGTCTGGATATCTTCAATAGTGTCGATAAATCTTGGACATTGCAGGTATTCAGCGGGGCTTATCGTGACTTGTGCCGCAATACCTTGGTTTTTGGCGGGGAAAAGGCCTATCACCAGAAAATGAAACATACAAAAAACATGAATAGCGCAGCCCTAATCACAAAAGGCGTTTTAGGTTTAGATATGTGGTCTGAACAATCGGAAACGATGCAGCTTTACCGCGAAAAAACCATGACCGAAAAGCAATTTAATGATGTTTTGATTGCTTCCGGTTTGATTGATAAGGCGGGAAAGGTTGCCGAAAATAATGACGATTTGAAGGTCAACCAGCGCAAGCTTGCAACATTGCTCGACCTTTACAGCAAAGAAACCCGCGAACTAGGTGAGACCATGTGGGCGGCATTTAATGCTTTGACCCATTGGTCAACCCATTTACCAAACGCGAACAAAGGCGGCAGGGAAGAAAGGAAACGGCTCGATAACTCAATTGCTGTTCGTGACCTTATACAGTCTGAGGCATGGCTGGGCTTTGCCGGAAAGTTGGCAGCATGACCCCGCTAGAGTTTTTCTTGATGCTTTGGATTTTGTTAGGATAAACACAAATGGAAGCTCTCTATGTAATTTATCGCAGTCTGACCGTGCTGTTGATAATCTCGATAATATATGCGGTCTTCATTGCTTAAACCAACCAACGCCCGATGGGCAGAAAGAACCACGAAATGACTAAATCAATCGAAACAATTCGCGCATCACTTGCTAATGACCTTGTTGACGCTGAGGCGGCTATCCGTGCCGATGAGCGGGAAAAGGCCACAGAAGAGGCGACCCGCATTTGGCGCGGTTATGTTGCCGAACTAGAGGCCAGCTATGCCCAGCGCGATAAGGAATGGGGCGAGAAACTGTTGCGGATATTTGAAGACCGCAGCGGGGAAGATACCAGCCGCGAACAGGTGAAGAACCCGCGCAATCTTTGCAGGGGACATTATCGCATCATTGCAGAACTCGAGCGGGGTTTTGTTAATGTTCCGTATTTGCGGGGATTGCTTGGCTATAGCCGGTGGACTTTGATGACCTATATCAACGATATCCGGCGGCATGGTTACCAGATAGAAACCAAGGGCAGCGGGCGCAGTGAATACCGGAAACTTTACCGGCTTGCATCATAGCTGCAGATATGTAATAACAATGGGGACGGGGCAGCTTGTCCCCATTAACTTTAGAGAAGGAAACCGAACCATGTCTTTTAGAACTTATCTCCAGAATGTCGGCATTGTTGATACCCGTATCTTTGCGTTGCAGTGTGCGGTGAAAAGCTTGCACTCCGCCGTTGCATCTATGGATTTAAACCAGCGGGCAATCTTGGATGAACATTGCCCAGAACTGATGGCAGCCGCGAACCGCTTCGGGGAATTAGAGAGCGGGTTGGCTACCTTTGATGGAACCCAGCCAACATTCATAAGAACCTTTGATGACCGCGACCCATTCACCCGCGCAATGCAGCTTGTCGGGGTTCCCGCGAACAGCTAGCCGCGAACCATGGGGCGGGGGTTGTTGCTATCCTCCCTATAAACCCGCCCCAGCCTTGCCCCCCTTGCCCTAGTCGGCGGGGGGGTTTTTTTATGCGGGTTATATTAATGGGCGGTAACCGGCGGTAATCCTTTGGGGTTTTGGGTTTGGAATTGCAGCGGGATTGCTATCATTTACCAGACCGAAAGGCCTCCCCCCAGTAAACAGCCATGACAAACCGCTTCACCCGCGCGGGCGTGTGCGCGATATGTTCGCGGGGTTTTAGTATGTGTTCGCAAAATGGCGGCGGGCTGTCTGACCGGCAAGGCAATTATCAATGATAAGTAAAAAATAAATCTGACTGTGCGCGGGTACGCGAGGGACACTGGCCCCCCCTGCCATTTGCTATGCAAACCCGACATATTTTTTCTACTTTTTAGGTTATCGATATGGTTAATTTGCGAACCATTGGGGGAAACCCGTTCCCCAAACAAAAAACCCCCCGCTGGGCGAACCAACAGGGGGGCCATTCATGTAACTTTGCGAACCTTTGGGGGGGAAACCGGGGGGCTTGGGTGTGTATAGGGTTTACCCCGGCAGGTCTTGGACCTATGGTAGCGTCATTTTCCGCATTTGTCAACCCTTTTTTTTACTTTTTTTCAATTTTAAGTTATTTATGGGGGAAACAGGGGTTGACACCGGTTCCAAAACCCCTCATAATACAGGGGTATGCCACATGTTCGCGGGAGAACACCATGTTCGAAGCTGCCCTACTAATATGTTTAGCTGCAGCACCCCAAGAATGTGTTGAGTTAAATGACACACGAGGCCCTTACGCCAGTAAAGCCGACTGTATGCGTCGTGTCGACGAAATGGCGGGGTTCGCCACAAGTGTAAATCTCTTTGAACTAAATATAAAGTGGAAATGTACCACCCCAAAGGGTGTGCCATCTTAAATCCCCATGAACTTATTACCCCAAACAAATAAAAAAGCTGCCCTAACTGAAAAGCAGGAGCAGTTCCTAGACGCTCTGTTCGAAAACAACGGCAATATGACTGTTGCTGCCGAACTCGTGGGATATTCCCCCAAGTCAGTTACGTGGCTAAAGGAACGTCTAGCCGATGAAATCATCGAACGGACAAAGACCATGTTGGCGAGTCATTCCCTGCAAGCCGCGAACAAGTTGGTTAGCCTTGTGACAGCCATAGATATAGAGCGCGGGGACGAACTGCGGATGAAGGCAGCGGAAAGTATTCTAAACCGCGTCGGTATCGCAAAACAAGAAACAATGAACCACAACGTACAGGCAATCCACGGGGTTGTCCTGTTGCCACCCAAGAAAGAGGTAGTTATCGATGGCTAAACGTCCTGCGTGGTTAACAAGGGCTATGGACCCATCCACACCAACAACCTACGCAAACGAAACTATAAGAACTGTTAGCTTTGAACAGGACGGTGTAGAATATGTTGCCCCGACTATTCGTCGTGAAAAAGAAGGTTTGAGTCGGCTGTCTGATGAAAAAGCTATCAAAGAAGCTGTGGTTCGTGGCGACGCTATTCGTGTCCCAAAAGGAATGTCGGGAACAGAATTTTCAAAAGAACTAAGTAAAATGGTGGAACAGGCACGGATACACCGTGGACGCAAAGCCACATCAACAGCGGAGACAAGTACAGATGGCTAACCTAACTGAATATCAAACGTTACTCGCTGACGTAAACCGTATGCGAGAAACTGGACCGCCAGAGGGAACTTCTTTTAGAGATGCAGTAGCACCCTTACTTGCTAGAATAAAAGAAATAGAATCTGGTTTGACTAAAGACCAAATAAACGATGCAAGGGCGAAGGCAATAGCCGGACAATCAAAGGCCAAGGGCGGCAAGGTTCGCGGCTACCGGTATGGCACCCCCAAGGGCGGTGTAAGGAAAATGGTATCTTGCCGTGGTCGCAAAGCAATGGGAAACAAGGATTAAACACAATGTCAAATTACCCGAAAATGCCTGTTCCTGAATTTGGAACACCTCCTAAAAATACACCAGAGTATCCTAAGATGCCTGTTCCTGAATTTGGAACACCTCCTAAAAATACACCAAAGTACCCTGAAATGCCTGCTCCTGAGTTTAAATCAAAAACTAAAAAGGCTCCTAAACAAAACGCAAAATCTCACAGAGGTCGTCAAGCAATAGGCAACAAGGATTAAAGCTATGTCAGAAGAAAAATATGACGATGATTATTTTCTGAACAAAATTGGAAATAATCCAGACTATATTGTTCCTGAGTCTATAAAAAAACTCATAGGTAGCAAAGAGTTTAAAGAGCTTCAAGAACGAATCGAAAAACAATATAAAAGCCGTAAGGCTGCATCTAGTGCGGAAAAAGAAAATTAACCCGTGGCCCCACGCAAACGTGTCCTAGTCCCCCCGAACCCAGAAGACTTAGGCAAGGTCGGAAGACCTAAGAAAAGACCCGGTGAATCCAAAACCACTTACAACATAAGTGACCGGGAACGTGCGCGACGTTCCGTACAAATGAAGTTGCGGAATGCAAAGAAGCAACAACAGCGGGAAGA